TGCAGGGGTGGAACCTTCCCCTTCTCCTCACATCCCGTGGGGTAGGGGGTCTTTGGGTGGAAATTATCCACCCGGCGAAATCAGGGAGATTTATTGAGGCGACAAAGATCGCCATCAACCAAGGAAAACCATGAGAGAAGAACGCATTTACTTTATCGGCACATCGGATAACAATACCCGTCTGGTCAGGGCATCTACAAGGCAACAAGCCTTGATGTACGTTGCACAGAGTTCGTTTGTTGTACGCACAGCAAGTCAGGATGACTTGGTTATTGCGTTGACCAGCGGGGTCAAGGTGGAAAACTACCGTGCGCCAGAGCAAACTGAACTTAACTTGGAGGACTGAGCCATGCACACCCTTTTACCAATGAAGTTGCAAACCACTTTGAAGTTTGCCGCCAAGACCAGCCAACTGGATGCGGCCATCCGGATGGTTCAGGAAGAGCGCCCCGACCTCTTCCACACGGAGACAAGCATCAAGGATCGTGTCTTCTATGATGAGCCTAGAGGCGCATACACCGGAAGCTACATCAACCCCGCACCACCCCGCATTTAAACTTGGAGAACTGAAATGAAAAAGATTGTCTTAGCCCTGACCCTCGCCGCATCTGCCACCGCAGTGTGGGCGACCTGCACCACGCACACATACATCCAAGGAAATCGGACGGTTATTTGCACTACCTGCTGTTATGGCACTAACTGCACGACAACCTGTTTTTAACTTGGAGAGGCAAATGATTGAATCTGGATACGATTTTGCTGTGCAAGAAAAGCAACGGGCCTATGCAAATCAAATTGATTCCATAGATCGCAACCCAACTGTCGAGGAAAACATTGACGTAAAAATTAAACGTCTTCAAGCTGAGATTGAACGGTTGCAGCAAAGCAAGGCGGACTTAGCCCCGCTTTTAAAGATGCGAATTCGTGACATTCGACACGCAATGGATTATTGATTAACCGGGGGAAAGCGGGTGCTGGTGATTGGGAGACCTTCACGCACTAGGGCACAAGCCTAGAGCAAACAGCCGCAGTGAGTACCCCACCTATCGCCCCTCTCATTTAGGAAGCAACATGCGAGATTACAAACAAGAATACGCCAACTACGATGGCACACCCGAGGTCAAGAAAAAACGGGCGCAGAGAAACAAAGCCCGAAGAATGCTGGAACGTGAAGGGGTTGTCCGCAAGGGTGACGGCAAGGATGTCGATCACATCGCCCCTCTCAGTAAGGGAGGAACAACATCCCGCAGCAACCTCAGAGCCAAGCCTGCATCGGCCAATCGCTCGTTTAAACGCACCTCCACAGGGGCGATCAAATGATTGAAGCACTCGTAGCGGATACATACTTCAATGATTCGACACGGGTGATCTGCCCATTCTGCACACCAGACCGCAGAAAACAAAACATCAAGGACATGACCCTGACCCGCAAGGATGACGGGGCCGTTGTCTATCACTGCCACCACTGCTACGCATCGGGTTCAGTGCAACCCAAGGAGAACAAATTGTCCGCAGTCCCTGCCGCAACAATAGTCAACAACAGGCTCACCCATCAACATTACCAGTGGCTCAAGTCACGGGGCATATCAGAGATAACCGCAGATGCCATGCGTCTGTTCTCAGCGGAGAAGTTTTTCAGCCGACTCAGCAAACCAACACAAGCCATCGGCTTCCCCTACTACCGCAGTGGTGCGCTGGTCTCAGCGAAGTACCGAAGCATCGAAGCAAAGGACTTCACGCAAGACGCAGGGGGCGCACATGATTTCTTTGGCATCGACAAGGTAGAGAAGGGCCAGCCCCTGATCATTGTCGAAGGAGAGATGGATTGCCTCACTGCCATTGAGGCGGGTATCCACAACGTGGTCAGTGTTCCCGGCGGCGCCCCCGTCAAGGTCGCAGATGGCAAGGTGCTACCAACAGAAGACAAGAAGTTCGGGTTTGTCTGGAACGCAAGGGAGATCATCGATGCGGCTCCATACGTCATCCTAGCAACAGACCAAGACCCTCCCGGTCAAGCGCTGGCAGAAGAGTTGGCAAGGCGCATCGGCAAAGAAAAATGCAGACTCGCCAAGTTTGCATGGAAGGATTTAAACGAAGCATGGATGGACGACGACCCGACGGCAGACGACACGCCGACTGAACGTTTAAACAAGATCATCAATGACGCAGAGCCGTACCCAATCAACGGCATTTCAGAAGCAACGGCATACCTCGACAAGATCAATGACCTCTACACCAAGGGATCGGGCAAAGGGTTTAGCACGGGATACCCATCGGTGGATAACATTTACACCGTAGCACCGGGGCAGTTGACTGTGGTCACAGGTTACCCGTCCAGTGGCAAGTCCAACTTTGTTGACCAGTTGATGGTCAACCTCGCAAGGACATCGGACTGGAAGTTTGCGGTCTGCTCCTTTGAGAATCAACCCGAAGTCCATATCACCCGACTCATGGAACTCTACTCGTTCCAATCCTTTTACGAAGGCCGGGATAGGATGAGTCAGAGTGCGAAGGAGATGGCGTTTAAATGGGTCAACGAACATTTTCTTTTCATCGACACCAACGGCGAAGAACCCAGCACCCTTGAGTCAATCCTGACAAGGGCCAAGGCGGCGGTGAAGAGAATGGGGGTGCGTGGTCTGGTGATTGACCCGTACAACTACATTGAGATGCCGGGGTCAGACAAGAGCGAGACCAATGCCATCAGCGACATCCTGACGAAGGTCAAGAAGTTCTGTATGGCTCACGATGTACACACATGGTTTGTCGCCCATCCCAGCAAGATCAACCGCTCTGGTGTCGAACAGCCCCGTCCAGACGGGATGTCGATCAGTGGGTCGATGGCGTGGTGGGCGAAGACAGACTGTGGCATCACGATCCACAGGAAGGATACGTTTACCGAGTTGGCAGTCTGGAAGTGCCGCTACCGCTGGGTAGGGACACAAGGGGAAACGTCCTTAATCTTCAACAAGACCGCAGGGACGTATTCAGAGAACTTGGATATGTTCTAAAGAGAAGGGGGGCATCAAGCCCCCCTCTTCATTTCAGCGCATAAAACACGGCGCTGATCACGTTGTCGTATCTACCGCAGATTTGCGGAGTGTCTCTGTGCGTGTAAACGCACCAGTGTAGGCGGATATATCTGATGTATCGCTCACCTCGTTTGAACATCTGCGTGGTGTTGTGCAGTTCAAGAAGGTGGTCATACTTGGCGGCTTGTCTTACGAAGTGAGGGCAGGGATCAATCAGCGTCTTGACCTTACGCACAGATAAAGTCGTAGGTCTTTACATCAACCACCAATTGCGGGAACACCAGCAGTTTGCCAATCATCACTGGCGTGAAGCTGTAGCCCATCACGAAGGCCACATACCAAATGTCGATGGGCTCATCAATGACAACAGCCAGAGCGAACACGGCCTTGTCCTCTCCAATGTCGTGGATGGTGACCTTGAGGTGTTCATCACGCAATTTTTGGATCAGGTCTTTCATCAATGTATCTCCTCAGAACGGGGTCTCATAAATCGGTCAAGGTCATGGGCGGCGGAGATGATGCCCATCATCTCGGGCTTGGGCATATCCCCCGCAATTTGAACTACAAGCTTGACCAGCAAGCCGAAGGTCATCTCGGGCGTTAGTCTGTTGGCCTCGAAGACATCAAAGATTTGTTCGTAGGCCTCATTGATCCTGTTTATCTCTTCAGAGAGAACGGTCATCATGCCTCCCAGAAAAGGTAGGCCAACATGAAGATGGCAAACAAAACAAAGATCACCGACTCGGCTTGGTCGCTGATGATCTCTCTGTTTAAACGAATGGGTTTGGCTGGGCCTGTGTATTTCATGCTGTCTCTCCAAAGATTGTGAAGCTGTGAATGGGTTCGCCGGGAGTGTTAACCCAGCCAGCCTTGTATGCGTCAACGTGCAGGTCGTTGTCGTTCTTGGCGTGGTATGAACATACAGACCCCGAAAAGTTGATGTCGTACTCACCCCAAACAACCCAGTCATCGCATTCAGCCAGCGTGTTTCCGTAGAAGTCACGTTCGCTGGCAAGCCCTTTGGCGTAGCCCTCGCAGAAGACTCGCAGTTCGTTCAATGTTTTCATGCTGTCTCTCCTTGTGGCCCATATGAGCGGGTTTCGTCAGTTGCAATGTCATCCAGTTCAATGGACTCAATGTCCCATGCCCCGTCATCTCGGTAGTAGTCTTGTTCCATCTGCCTCCATGCCAATGCCTCGGCCTCATCCTCATTCTCGGCCTCAATGGTCAGGTTGACGTAAGAGGTGCGCTTCAATTCAATCTGGTAGGTTTTCATGCTGTCTCTCCTTTGGTTAATTCGCACAGTTCCTCAAGCATCTCAATCACAGGCTCCAGTTCATAGATGGCTTGTCTGGCACTCACGGTTTGCTGGTTACTATCTTCAAGCCACGCCTTGGCGTGACGTACCTTGCACAGAATGTGCTCCAACTCAATGTGCCACTGATGTTCTGCATTCATGCTGTCTCTCCTTTGGTGGTTGATGTTGCCTTGGCTACACGGTTAATGACATCTTTTCGGTATCCGCATTGTGTATATATCCACTCTTGGCGGCATTCGATCCATTTGCACAGTCCGTGGACTGGGTCGATGCGGTGAGTGCCGCTTTTAACTAATGCAATAAGTTGCTGAGTCCGGTTGGCTGATTTCATGCGGCCTCTCCTTTGGTTGTTGCGAATAAAACAATGCGGCTCTTGATGGCTCGGCGCTCCTCTGCCAAAGCCTCTCGCTTGCTGGCGTAGGTGCGCTGACGGGTAGACCCGTCCATGAAGGTGATGGTCACGGTGTACATGGCGCTTCTCCAATCAGTTCAATGTCGTAAACCTCGCCCTCACCCTGCACACAAGCCCGTGTCGGGTCAAACCAATCAAGGGCAGTGGCCCCCGCCTCTTCTTTGCTTTCAGCCTCCACCTCAATGGTCTGCCAGTAAGACATCACCACCTGCACTTTGTATTTGCTCATGTTGCTTCTCCTTAAAAGCCCCCGAGGGGGCGGGGGTCAAGCGGCAAGCTTGATCTGTTTAAACGAAACAGCACCGATATCGGCGATGTTGTTCACCTCCACGGCGTTGCCGTAGATGTCGGAGACATCAGCTTTGATGCCGATTCCGATGGTGGTCACACCCAGCGCTTTGCCAGAGTTAACTTGCTGGCGCACAGCATCAGGCTGACCTCGCCCGTCAGTGATCACAAAGACCAGCTTGCGGGTTTCGTTGCGCTTTGCAAGCAACTCATGTGAGTAGCGCAGAGCGGTGTAATCGTTGGTTCCGCCGCAGGGTATGACCTTGCCGATCAGAGCGCTTGCCTTTTTGTGATTCATGGCGAAGGGCTTGATCTCATAGACATGGTTGGCAAAGCCAATCACGGCGGTGTTGACACCAGCCGCTGACAGGGTCTCCAACAGGGCACGGCAAGCAGTGATGGCAGGGTCAATGCGCTTCTTGCCAACATCACCGTTGAACATCGAACCGCTGATGTCCAGCAAGATCACAACCGCAGAGTCCACACCCTCTACATCAAGGCGGCGTTTAAACACACGGTCGTTGCCAGTGGCCACAGATGGCAAGGCGTGGACGTTGACCACACCAGCCTTGCGGTTGCGGCTGAACTCAGTCAAGCCCGAGTTGTCGAACAGGCGCTTGACCTCATAGCGAAGCTTGGCAGGGACGGGTGCATTGGGCAGACCCTCTCTGTCAGACCCGAGTGCGTACTCAGACTTGCGCTTGGAGTAGTCCACCGAATAGCTCCCCATCAGGCCACCCTCGGACAGCTTGGGCTCAACCTCATTCGCCGCTTTGTCATCAGGCGAATCCACCGGGGCATCAGAGGATTTGGAGGGATTAGAGGGCTTGGAAGGCTGGTCTGCACCCTTGTCCTCATCCTCGCCCTGATCGGGGCTTGTAGGCCCATCCTGACCCTTGGATGGGTCATTCTTTGGCTTGCCGGGGCGCTCTTGCGGCTTTTGCTTTGGCTTCTTGGACTCTTGCTGAATCTGGTCAAAGACCCACTCAGCAATCTCAAGGGTGTCGGTGCTGGACTTGGCTTTGGTACAGCGCCGTGCGGCCTCATCAAAGATGGCGGTCAAGCGGGGGTTGCAGGGAACCTTAACCGTGGCGTGTTTACGGCAAGCCACTGCAAGGATGTAGGGGTACTGACGGGCATCATTCCAATCCACCGCTGATGCCAGCGCCTCATTGGTCATGCCATCCACCAGTTCGGTGAGCAGGGAACCAATGTTGCCCAGCAGACCAGAGGCAATCCCGGTGTTCTCAATCCACCCGTCTTCCACGGCGTTGTGCAGGACTCGGATGTACTGGAGGCCTCTGGTGCTGGACACGCCGAAGTCGGTGTACTTGTGATGCAACAACTCATGCACCACATAGCCAGCATACTTGACTACCATCGCACGGCTCACCGTGGCCTCATCCAAGACCCCGGCAAGGTAGAGTTCGCCGTTGTCGTTGATGCCAGCAGTCTGGACATCACGGCTCCAGTGGACACGCACACGGGGCAGACCCAGAGCGGAGCCCACCTTGTGGGCGAAAGCCTCAAGGCCCAGCCTGAATTCAAGGCCACGCACAGTGGGACGGTTAAGGATAGTTTCGATGTTCATATGAACCTCACAGATATTGTTGGATGGTTGTCTCGCAGATGCAAGACAGGTAGATGGCAGTCAGTCCCGGCAAGGACTCGGCTGGTTGACGGGCGGCAATCGTTGTTGCCCAAGCCTTTTCCACGGGCAAGACCCGCAGGGCACGGACAAAGGCGATCACAGACCGAATAGAAGGGGCATCGATAACCTCGCCTGTCTGCACCTTTTCACGGGCCACACGCACGGCACTGAGGATATGCTCGGCAAGCTTGGGGTCACACTGGGTGTGGCGCACCACTGCATCCACCTCAGACTGCACAGGCAGATAGTCGAACTGCACCACACGGGCGAAGCGGTCAACCAAAGCGCTGTTCATGGCCCGAGTGCCAGCGTATCGGCCCGAGTCATCACCGTTGCCCAGCGTGTTGTCGGCGGCAAAGACCAGCACACCGGGGGCACGGGTCTGCACAGACCCACCGAATGAGACAGCGCTGTTCGGCTCAAGGAACCCGTTGAGAGGGGCCAGTTCGCCGGGGTCAGCGTTGGTCACCTCATCCAACAGGATCACAGTCGAGGGGTGCGTGAAGGCCGATAAGAAGTCACCCCGCTTGAACACGGTCTGCCCAGCCTCAAGACCCACCGCACCGATGTAGTCCTCGGCACTGGTGTACTTGTGGAAGTTGATGCGTTTAAACGCACGGCCTGTCATGGCGGCAAACTGACGGGCGGTCTCAGACTTGCCCGTGCCCTTTGGCCCACCGAACCAGACGTTTTCGCCTGAGTCCTGAGACAAGATCAGGTGCTGGAGGATGTCAGCAGTCCAGATGAAGTTGGGGTCAACAGCCGGGGCGGTGGGGTCATTCCAGACATCCACCATCAAATGATTGCCTTTGGCGTCCAGCACGTCCACGCCGAACAAAAACTTACAGGTGAAAGAATTCACCTTATGCACACCAGACAGGTCTGCGATCACAGACTGAGCGCCAGCGGCCTCCACCGCTTTGCGGAAGGGGGCGAAGGCATCAGCGACAACCTTGGAAACAGCGGCCTCAACCTTACGGTCATCTATCGTGGTCTCGCCAAGCTTCTTGGTCAGACCCTTAACGGCCTTGCCCAACTCCTCCGAGTCCTGAAGGCGAAGGGAGCGCTCATCTGCGATCTCATCACCAAAGCGCTGGGCCAGCTTCTTCACGGCCTCAATGGCTTTGAGGGCGGCATCCTCCGCACGGGTAGCGGCGGCGGCTACAGCATCCACGGCGGCGGTGTCCACGCCGGGGGAGGTGGACACAACCACAGGGGTGGAGGCTTTGATCTCGGCAAGGGTCAGGTTGTTGGCCCGAACACAAGTCACAAGGTAATCGGCGGCTTTGCTTTTCTGCTCGGCTGGTGTCCCGGTCAGAGTGGCGCTTGAGAATCGGGCAAAAGCCCCCAGCACCGTGCCAATGGGAAGCTTCAAGATGTCGATTTTGATTTGCAGGTCAGTCATGGTTTATCTCCGTTTAAACAAGGTTCAGGACATCGCTGTCCACAGGGCAAGAGGGAAGGCCAAGAGCGGCCCACTTGGATGTCAGTCGCACGGTGTACCCGCAGGATGGGCACACGGCCTTGAGCATCCTTGTGGTCTGCACCTTTTTGCTGTTCATGGTCAGGGCGGCATGGGGGTAAGCACCCAGTGAGTCCACGATTGCCCCGAATGTAGGGATGAATGAGTCGGCACGGGCTGTGGCTTTCCAGCCTTTGACCCCGGTGGGGGCAAGGTGCATCTTTTTGGCGATGCTCTGGAAGTTCACGCCGTGGTTCATTGCCCCGGCGGTGGCATGGCACAACTCATGCACCAGCACATCGAACACCCGCAGGGGGTCATCCAACACGGGGGAGATCAAGACCTCAAAGGTCGCATCAGCAGAGGCGGTGTCTGCCCAGCACTCACCAATGGCGCCAGAGCGCTTTGCGTTGGACGGGAACCCGCACGAAACCCGAACGTTCGCTGGCAGGGGTGAGCACACTGCATCAAAGAAGGGGCGCAGTTCACTCACAGCGGCATTGAGCCAGTCTTCACGGTTGTTGATTGTCATATCGTTTCTCCAATGATAGTGATTGTACAGTGTTTAAATGGAAGGGGTCAACACTTTGTTGAAACGCTCAGACCCGACACGCTCAATGAGGGCATCGATCTGGGCTTGGGCAAGGCCTCGGATGTCACGCAAGAGCATCCCGTTGCTGGAGCAGGGCACACCCTTGTATTGGCCCTGAACGTGCAAGACCTTGCCGCCGGAGCGGGGGTCAGACACAACCCAGAAACCGAGGCTGTCCTTGTGGAGGTGGAGGGTGTGGGTCACCGCCCCGGCATGGCAGACCAAGAGGTGTGACTTGGCGGTGGAGATTTCAGAGCCGTCCTTGCGGCGCAGGGTGATGGTAGGCATGAGGTTCCTTTCGGTTGTTTAAACGGGTTGCACTCCAATGCCCCGCAGGGCATCAGGCTGAAATCAGTCTTTGTAAATGTCGAGCCATGTCATGGCATCACGCTTGGTGCGGCACTCACGCACGGTGAGGTTGCCGACTCGCACAACCCACTCAACCAGAGGGGTAGTGCGATGGTTGTAGGACTCTTTGCGGAACAGGGCCGCACGGCCCAGTGTGGCGACTAGGGTCATGGGCAAACAGCGTGTTCACGCAAGGCAGAGATGAGGGACACACCCAGCGCAGACTGGCAGATGGCATTGCCCCAGTTGCCATCAGGGTCACGGGACAGGGCAACCAACAGGTTGAACTTTTGCTCTTGGGTGCGGGTCACGCTCCCAAAGAAGTAGTAAGCCTGTTGGTAGACAAAGGCGGTCTGGGTTTGCCTGTTCCAGTGGAAGGCGTTGGGGTTCTTGATGAAATTCTTGCTGGCCTGTTGGGCTTGAGCCTTGAGGGTATCAACAACAGCGGCGGGGGACAGGACTGTGGTGATTTGCATGATGGTCTCCAGTGAAGTGCAAGATGGCACTGCAATGCCCTCTGTCACAGGGCATCACGGTTGCATCTATGTCTCTGAATTTTTAAAGAGCCGTTGGGTGAGATCACCAGCACCATTGCTAGTGCATGGACGAATGATATCACTAGTGTGTAAACAGGTGTCAACACAATCCCGAGCAAACCGTAGGGTTATTAGTCCACGGGCCAGTGATGGGTACTCCAGATCAGGGGGTGACAGGGACAGTGCCAAATGCACTGCATCTATATATGTTGGGTGGGTTCCAGTGAGTTGGACTAAAAAGTATTAACGTAAAACTGAGTACTTTCGTTAAGGATAAGCAAGTACTGATATTCGTTAAAACGGCCAGCAAGGGGGGTCAAATCACTTCCTAGGGGGGTAGTGGCGGGTAAGGGTCAAAGTGGCTGGAAGGGGCGTTTAAATCGATTCTAGAGCCATGTATCTTTATACAGTACTAGCTTACATTCGGTGGCTACAGTAGCACTCAGGTACACAGAAAAGAGGGTGTGGATAAAGCTGGGGACAAGCTGTGGACAGAGTTATTCAAGTTATCCACAGAAGGTTGTGGACAAGTTGACGTTATCCACAGGCTGTGGATAATGCGAACGAAGCTGTGTAAACGCACAGGCTGGATGAAACCACAGGAGTGAAACCATGAGCGATACCGAAAAGGCCGGGAGGGCATCGAAAGATGAACTGTTGGCGGCACTGGAAGCGGCACACTTGCCGGGGGATGAATGGGAGGATGAAGGCCCGGAACTCAGCGAAGCGGAACGGTTGGCGGCTCATGCAGAACCTCCAGTAATAAGGGTAGATGGGAAACCAAGAGGGAGTGAAGACTACAAGAGAGTGCATCCTCTCACGCCATCAGCAATGGAGTTCGCAAAGGGCATGATCATTGGGAAAACAATGAGGCAAGCCTACAGGGATGCATACCCCAACGCCAAGGGAAGTGATCAGGTAATCACATCAGCGGCATACAGACTAAGCAGAGATCAGAGGATACAGAAGATACTCCAAGAGGCTTGGGGTGAGACAGTGGAAGTGCTGGCAGAGGATACCGCCGCATCCAAACGGTATGTGCTGAAGGAACTGTTGGCACTCAGCAAAGGAGCCAAGCAGGAAGGCTCTCGGTTGAAAGCACTGGAACTGATGGGCAGAGCCGCAGGAATGTTCCAGCAGAGCACTGAAGTGGTGGCAGACAAGCCAACAGCAGAGCAGTTGCGTAAGGAACTCTCAGGGCATCTCAAGCTACTGGACAACGTGAAGCCTCTCAAGCGCAAGGCCGTGTAAACGCTGGGAGGAGGATCGGTCATCAGCGTGTAAACGGCTGGGAAGGCGAACCCACCCACTCCCGACACCCCAAATTTCTCGCTGACGGCCCCGCTCCCGCTTACGCTCTAATCCACACATCCCATCACATTCCCATACATACCCCCCATGCATTTCAAATGCCCACCCCCCGGGGGTATATATATTTTTCAGAAACACCTTGCGAACGTTCGTTTGTGCGTTTAAACTCTCGGCATGTTGAAAGATAAACATCAATTGGTTCTGGACTTCATCCGTGCGTATGTGCGTTTACACGGCGTGCCGCCGTCGTATTCCGTGATTGCTCGGGGGTTAGGGATGAAGAGCAAGTCAAACATCCACAGGGTGATCCACATCCTTCAGGATGAGGGGCTCTTGGTGACCAAGCCGCACAAGTTCAATTCGATCAAGCTATTGGATAAGACGGTGAAGGGGGTAGCCTCCCTATGATGACCCGGCAGGAAGTGGAGAGATACCGGGAACTGATCCCTCTCGTCGCAGATGATGAGAGAGCAAAGATCATGATGTTGTTGGAATACGACAGAGTGGAGAAGTGCAAAGAGTCCTTCATCTATTTTGCGTCCCACATGTGGCCGGGGTTTATTTCCGGGAAGCACCACCAGATCATGGCCAACGCTTTTGAGCGTGTGGCCAAGGGGGAGCTTAAGAGGCTCATCATCAACATGCCTCCTCGGCATACCAAGTCTGAGTTTGCCTCGTATCTCCTCCCAGCATGGTTCTTAGGTAAGTATCCGGAGAAGAAGATCATTCAGACGGCCCACACCGCAGAGCTTGCGGTGGGCTTTGGCCGGAAGGTGAGGAACCTTGTGTCCTCCGAAACCTTTTCCCGGGTGTTTGACACCAAGCTCTCTTCTGATTCAAAAGCCGCAGGAAGGTGGAACACCGGAGCCGGAGGTGATTACTTCGCTATCGGCGTTGGGGGAGCCGTCACGGGTAAGGGTGCGGACCTACTCATCATTGATGACCCGCATTCTGAGCAGGAAGCCAAGCAGGGTAACCCCGCAGTCTTTGATAATGTGTATGAGTGGTACACATCTGGCCCTCGGCAGCGTTTACAGCCGGGGGGAGCCATTATTATTGTGATGACACGCTGGTCAAAGAGAGATTTGACCGGGCAGATTCTCAAAAACTCGGAAAAAGACGGCGTAAATGAGTGGGAGGTGATTGAATTTCCCGCTATTTTGCCGTCTGGATCGCCTTTATGGCCCGGATTTTGGAAGAAAGAGGAACTCGAAGCTATTAAAGCTGAGATTCCCGTCTCTAAATGGGAAGCGCAGTACCAACAGAACCCCACATCCGAGGGAAATGCGATTATCAAGCGCGACCACTGGCGGATTTGGGAGTCTGATGTCGCTCCGCAGTGCGAATATATTATCCAAAGCTGGGATACCGCATTTGAAAAATCAAATCGGGCAGATTATTCAGCTTGCACAACATGGGGTGTCTTCCAACACCCCAACCAACAAGGCGATTTGAAGCCAAACATCATCTGTCTGGACGCAGTGAAGGCTCGTATGGAGTTTCCGGAGCTGAAACAGAAGGCTCTTGAGATGTACAAGGAATGGGAGCCAGACACATTGATTGTGGAAAAGAAGGCCGCTGGCGCTCCGCTCATCTATGAGCTAAGGCAGATGGGAATTCCTCTTTCAGAGTACACACCGGGCAAAGGAAGCGATAAGATTGCGCGTGTAAACGCAATCTCGGACCTTTTTGCCTCGGGAGTTGTTTGGTGCCCAGAAACAAGATGGGCAGATGAGTTGATGGAAGAGCTGGCGGCGTTCCCTAACGGGGACAACGACGACCTTGTTGACTCCTCAAGCCAAGCTCTGCTTCGGTTTAGAAGGGGAGGCTTTATCCCGATTGAATCGGATGAGCCGGATGAACAGCGGTATTTTCGCCGCAAGAGTAACGCCTTCTATTAAGGAATTGACATGGCAGCATCAGATATGGTCCCCGGTATTGGTGGAGCCCCTATGGGATTTCCCTCTGGCCTTGAAGACATCCAGCAAGACAACAGCCCCGCAGTTGAGATCATGATTGATAACCCGGATGATGTTGAAATTGGCATCGACGGCGTGACCATCGACCTCATGCCAGAGGAAGAGACTGCGGAAGATTTCGGCGCAAACCTTGCCGAATACATGGATGAGGGTGAGCTGGGTAAATTGGCCAGCGACCTTATCGGCGAATATGAAAGCGATGTCGCCTCCCGCAAAGACTGGGCAGACATGTATGTCCGAGGGCTTGAAGTGCTGGGCATGAAGTATGAAGAGCGCACAGAGCCTTGGACTGGAGCCTGCGGGGTTTACTCAACAGTCCTGACGGAAGCTGCCATCCGGTTTCAGTCAGAGACCATCATTGAGACCTTCCCGGCCCAAGGTCCGGTCAAGACGCAGATCATCGGCGCAATCGACAAACTCAAAGAAGACGCAGCCGAGCGTGTCCGCACCGACATGAACTACAAGCTGACCGAGCAAATGCCTGAGTACCGCTCAGAGCACGAGAGGATGCTCTACAACTTGGGTCTGGCAGGCTCAGCCTTCAAGAAGGTTTATTTTGACCCCAGCCTCGGCAGGCAAGTCGCTTTCTTCATCCCCGCAGAAGACCTGATAATTCCCTATGGAGCCTCGAACTCCCGCACCGCAGAACGTGTTACCCATGTCATGCGCAAGACAAAGAATGAGATCAAAAAACTTCAGGTCTCGGGTTTTTACCGCGATGTTGATCTGGGCGAGCCCCAGATGTTCAGCACCGACATTGAAAAGAAAAAGGCCGAAGAGCAGGGCTATGATTTAAACGAAGACAACCGCTACCAGCTTCTGGAGATGTGCGTTGACTACGACATGCCCGGCTATGAGGATGAGGATGAGATTGCCGTTCCCTATGTTGTAACTATCGACAGAGCCACCACAAAGATTCTGTCTATCCGCCGCAACTGGAACGAGGAAGACAAGCTCAAGCTGCGCCGTCAGCATTTTGTGCAGTACACCTACATCCCCGGCTTTGGCGTCTATGGTCTGGGCCTGATCCACGTTATCGGCGGCTATGCCCGTGCGGGAACTTCCATCATTCGTCAGTTGGTGGACGCAGGCACATTGGCCAACCTGCCCGGCGGTGTGAAGACCCGTGGCATGCGCATCAAGGGAGATGACACACCCATCTCTCCCGGCGAGTGGCGTGATGTGGACCTCCCATCCGGCACTATGCGCGACAACCTAATGCCGCTGCCATACAAAGAACCATCTCAGGTTCTGGCTGGGTTGCTTGAACGCATCACAGAAGAGGCTCGCAGGCTCGGCTCAGTCGCAGACATGAAGGTCAGCGACATGGGTGCAAACGCACCCGTGGGCACGACTCTGGCTCTTTTGGAGCGCCAGCTCAAGACCATGAGCGCGGTTCAGGCGCGTGTACACAACTCAATGAAAGAGGAGTTTAAACTTCTCAAAGAAATCATCCGGGACAACACCCCGGAAGAGTATGACTACATGCCCATGGGCGGTAAGCCTGCCGCCAAGCGGGCAGACTATGACCTCGTCGAGGTAATCCCAGTCTCTGATCCAAACAGCGCCACTATGGCCCAGCGGATCATGCAGTACCAAGCTGTAATTCAGTTGTCTGCGCAGGCCCCTCAAATCTATGACCTGCCGCAGTTGCACCGTCAGATGATTGAGGTTTTAGGAATCAAGAACGCAGACAAGCTTGTGCCGATTGATGATGACATGAGGCCTCGTGACCCAGTCTCGGAGAACATGGCTTTCCTGAACGGAAAACCCACCAAGGCGTTTATCTACCAAGACCATGACGCCCACATCGCAGTCCACACAGCCTTAATGCAAGACCCATTGATGGCTGCGCAGATAGGCCAGAACCCACAAGCCCAGAAGATGCAGGCCGAAATCACGGCTCACATCTCAGAGCACTTGGCGTTTGCGTACCGCAAGAAAGTTGAAGAGCAGCTTGGTGTGCCCATGCCTGCGCCTGATGAGAACTTGCCGGAGGATGTCGAGGTGCAGTTGTCTCGTTTGGTCGCTCAAGCCTCTCAGCAGGTGCTGGCCCAGAGTAAGGGACAAGTGGCCCAGCAGCAGGCCCAGCAGCAAGCTCAAGACCCGCTCATCCAGATGCAGCAACAAGAGTTGCAGATCAAGATGAAGGACGCCGAGATCAAGGCTATGAAGGTCAGGGGCGATCTCCAGCTCAGGGCAGAAGAGCTGGGCCTCAAAGCCCGAGAGGCCGCTCAAAAGGTTGGAGAAGACCCAGAGCTTGCATATCAGCGGATGCAGACAGAAATCTCCCAGATGCAAGAGATGCATGCCATGGAAATGGCTGCCAAGCAGCAGCAGCTAATGATCCAGCAGCAAGAGGCCCAGCAAAAGATGGCGCAGCAAGCAGCACCTCAACAAGGAACGCCCCCAGCAGGCGGTAGGAGCCAATAATGGAATTACTTGAACACATCAGCAAGAAGCTGAAGGAACGTGAATCCGAATTGGTAAGAGTTGTTAGTGACGGAGCGTGTAAATCCTTTGATCACTACAAAGAGTTGTGCGGTTTTATCCGAGGTCTTCAGACCGCACAGCTTGAAATTGAAGACCTTGTGCGAAAGATAAAGGTAAACGATGACTGACTTTAATGTGCAGGCCGTGGACCTGTCTGGCATTCTCAACCAGCCGGTTGCAGATAAAGCCAAACAGATTCCCGATCCAGCAACTTATCACCTCCTGTGCATGCTTCCAGAGGCGAAAGAAGAATACGAGGGTGGATTATTGAAATCCAGCCAGACAATGCAGTTTGAAGAACTGCTGTCGCCCGTATTATTCGTTGCCAAGATTGGACCGGATGCATTTAAAGACGAGAAACGCTTTCCAAGTGGGCCGAGTTGTAAGGTTGGTGATTTTGTTCTGGTACGACCCAATTCTGGTACGCGAATGAAAATTCACGGAACTGAATGGCGGATTATCAACGACGACTCAGTTGAGGCCGTGGTGGAAGACCCCCGTGGTATTCAACGCCCATAAGGAATAATCATGGCAGAAATGGAAAAAGTTGAATTTGAGTTCCCGGATGAAGCGGAAGAAAAAAATCCTCGTGAAGGCGGCAGGGTTGTAGAGCCCGAGCCAGAAATTGAGGTTGTTGACGACACCCCGGAACAAGACAGAAACCGCACACCTCAAGACCCTCCAAAAGAGGTTACCGACGAGGAGTTGGAAAAATACACCGACCAGCGGCTTAAAACCCGCTTGGCCCATTTGGGTCGCGGTTATCACGACGAGCGCAGAGCAAAGGAGATGGCCCTTCGAGAAAAAGAAGAGGCTATTAAGCTGGCTCAGCAGATTGTTGAAGAGAACAAAAAACTCAAAGGCAGTCTGCATCAAGGCCAAAGTGCGCTTCTTGAGCAGGCCAAGAAGGTCGTTGCCAATGAAATGAAGGAGGCCAAGGACAAGTTCAAGGCAGCCTACGAAAGTGGCGACGCCGAGGCGCTGACCGCAGCCCAAGAGGAAATGACCTCTGTAAAGATGAAGCTTGAGCGTGTAAACAATTTCAAGCCAGCCCCTTTACAGGAAGAAAAAATTGAGGTACAACCGCCTCAATCGCCTCCAGCGATTCAGTTGGATGACAAAACTCGTAATTGGACAGAAAAGAATACGTGGTTTGGACCCAACAAGAAAATGACGGCCTATGCATTGGGTCTTCATGATGAGCTGGTTGCAAAAGGATATTCCTCTGGAAGCGACGATTACTACAAAGAAATCGACGCAGAAATGAGAAATCGTTTTTCAGATGTATTCGAGTCTGATAAACCGGGAGATGCTACTTCTCTCCCGAAAAGATCGAATGTTGTTGCACCGGCAACGAGAAGTACTGCTCCCCGAAAGGTCGTACTTACCAAATCGCAGGTGGAAATCGCCAAGCGGCTCGGCGTTCCTTTGGAACTCTATGCTCGTAAGGTTGCGGAAGAAATGAGGAAATGAAAATGGCTGAACAAAATCGTGAAAAGCG